CTTCCATCAAAGATGAGGCTAAGAAGCTTTTAGAAATGCACGAGTCTCTCAAGGCAGTCACCTCTGATCTAATAGAATCCCGTAAGCAACTTGACCTGCATAGTACAGCAGGTCTTCTATTGAAGGACTCTGGTATCAAAACTCGCATCATTAAGAAGTATCTTCCAGTGATGAATAAACTGATCAACCAGTACTTAAATAAGTTGCAATTCTTCTGTAACTTTACATTGGACGAAGAGTTCAAAGAAGTTCTGAAGTCGCGGTACATCGACGAGTTCAGTTATGAAAATTTCTCAGAAGGAGAAAAGGCTCGCATTGACATCAGCCTTTTGCTTACTTGGCGTGCTGTTGCTAAGCTTAAGAATAGCGTGGATACTAATCTTCTAATCCTGGACGAGATCTTTGACGGATCTCTTGACACAGTGGGGTCCGATGAGTTATCCTTCATCCTACGGACGTTCAACGACAAGTCGAACGTCTATGTGATCTCCCACAGGGACAACCTCAATGACAAATTCCAACGAGTCTTCCAATTTTCCAAACCACAAAATTTTTCAAAGCTTGAGATCTTGGAAAGCGGGGGACCAGACAGTCTCAAAGGAGAATAAAATGGCAGTATCTGATCAGGTTAAATTTGAACTCGACGAAGCACAGCGTCATCTTCGTGATGCTTTGGCATTCGCCGCTCGTTCTGAATCCGCATTCATCGTCAACCAAATTGGTGAGATGATTTTCAATGTGGAGCATATGCAAGAACTCAATGACATCTTGACTGACATCGATGCTTGATTTCTTTCCTGTGTTTGCTAGCCCCTTCTTTAAGGGGCGAGTTGAGGTTCCTTGGGATGCAGTTGCATACTGGATGAATGAATCTCACACTAAGGAAAGTGAACAAGTATCAAACAGAGATGGGTGGCAGTCAGAAAGTTTTCGTACACATCCCCAAACTAAAACTCTAGAGGAGTTTCTTCAGAGAGCACTTCCTGCTTTCAAACAGTTAGATATGTGGGTCAATGTAAATCGAAAAGGTTCTTTCAATGTCCAGCATATGCACCCAGGAAATGATCTAGCATTTGTTTGGTATCTTACAGATGCATCAGGGCTGCAATTACAGAACCCAAACATCTTTCAGCAGTTTCATATCTTGAAAGAGTTTGATCACGATCACGGTTCTGTCTACGAAGCAATCAATTTTACTAATGCTGCTGGTGACATTCTGATATTCCCAGCGCATATAAACCATAAAGTATTACCAACTGAAGAGGACATCAGGATTTCCGTTGCAGGAAACCTGAGATGGACACCTCAGGAAGTGGCACCGTCAACCTTCGACTCGTAGTCGGAGGTTTTATAATATATGCATACAGACGGAGACCAATGAGAGAGGCTTCACACCACGAGATCAAAGGCAATCTTGCCCGCCTGCTTGCTAGCGAGAACCTGACTGTCATCCACAAAGCAGTCAAGACTGCATCGTTCGATGTGAACAAGCGTGTTCTGACCCTGCCTATCTGGCAAGGCATCAGCAATCGTGTGTACGATATGCTTGTCGGTCACGAGGTGGGTCACGCACTTTTCACACCTAACCGTGATATGACTGACTTTGGGTGCCCTCAAGGTTATGTCAATGTGACTGAGGATGCTCGCATTGAGAAGTTGATGAAGCGTAAGTTCATTGGTCTTCGTAAAGATTTTTACGAAGGTTACAAGCAACTTCACTCAGCAGATTTCTTTGAGATTGAAGACCGAGATGTCAATGAGATGTCTTTTGCTGACCGTGTGAATCTGCATTTCAAGATTGGTCTGTTCCTTCCTATCGAGTTTTCGATCGAAGAACAACACGTTGTCGCTCTGGTTGAGAACGCAGAAACCTTTGAGGATGCTGTTGAAGCAGCACGCTTGATGTGGAATATGCGTAACAAACCTCAGGAGGAGACCCTACAAGCGCCTGTGAGCGGTTCTGAGGAAGGTCAGCAGCCTGAGTCTCCTACAGACCAGGAAGGCGGCATAGAAGCGGATTCTGAAAAAGGCAACTCAGAACCTCAAGAACCTTCTTCTTCTGTAGAAGAAGATAAAGAAGAAGGTGATGGTGGTGAAGAGGACGTTACTACTCAGGAAGCCTTCTCTGGTAACCTAGAGGACATTGCTAGCGAGTCAACGTACGAAGAAGTACACAGCATCGACATTCCTAACTTCGATATTGAGAAGGTTGTTGTTGACAACTATGAGTATCAATCACGTTGCCGCGAACACTATTCCAGTCACCATTACCAAGAGTACGTAGAACTCGCAGATCAAGAGTATGCAAACTACAGAAAGAAAGCAGCCAGAGAAGTCAACTACCTCGTCAAAGAATTTGAGTGTAGAAAGTCTGCTAGTGCTTATGCTCGTGCTTCTGTATCTCGGACTGGAATTCTTGATACAAGCAAACTACATACTTACAAATACAATCAAGACCTCTTTAAGAAGGTAACCGTTCTGCCTGATGGTAAGAACCACGGTCTGATTGCATTGGTTGATTGGTCTGGATCTATTGGAGCTACTGCTCACAATATGATCAAGCAGTTGTTGAACATTGCTTGGTTCTGTAAGAAAGTTCAGATTCCTTTCAATGCATATCTGTTCACAACTGAGTGGGCACGCTATGAAGAGAATGATGTCAATAGCGAAGAACCATTCAAGTATGCTATTGGTGAAAACTTCCACTTGATCAATGTCATCAACAGTGATGTTGCTGCATCAATGTTTGAAGATCAACTGAAGTATCTGTTCAGGATGTCTGCTTACTACACAGCCTATGACGGTCCTTCCCCTTGGATCGGTGCTCGTGGACTGGGTATTCCCCTTGGATTGAACCTTGGTGGCACTCCTCTTTCTGATGCTATTGTCTCGCTTCACTCACTTATCCCTCAATTCCGTAAAACTTACGGTGTTGAGAAGCTAAATGTAATTGTACTCACTGATGGTGAAGCATCAGCTGGACAGTACACTACTGATACCCCTTCTTATCGTGACGAAGAACGTATGCATCGCCGTCGGGTTGAGCATCGCGCTGCACTTCGTAACCGTAAACTAGGAACTGTCTACAAGGTTTTCGGTGGTGACTATATGTCCAACATCAAAATCTATCTCGAAGACGTAAAGAACACATTCCCTGACACCAATATCGTATGCTTCCGCATCATCGAATCTCGTGATGTTACTCCGTGGATTCGTCACGCTGCAGGTCTTGTCGGTATTGAAAACGTGGACACCTTTAGAAAGGTTCTGCAGAAGCAGAAGACTGCAATCGTCCCCAAGGGTCTGGGCTACGATGCGTTCTACTTGATCCCTGTCAAGTCTCTCGCTCAAGATACAGAGTTTGATGTTGCTGATGATGCCTCTAAGGCACAGCTTCGCAATGCTTTCAAGCGATCCCTAACCGCTAAAGCAGTCAACAAAAAAATTCTCAGTTCCTTTGCTGAGATGGTCAGTTGAGCAACTGTACACTCGGGGGGTGAAAACCCCCCAATCCCTCCTATAATCAATTCATACAAAACAAAGCAACCAATGTCCATCGTTTCTGATCTCCGTGATATCTACGGCAACAACATCACTGCAACCGAGGTCAAGAAGTACGCTCGTGATCGTGGCATCTCTTACCCTACTGTCACTCGTAAACTTGAGCAGTACAAAGTCAAGCGTGGTACTTGGAATTTGACCATTGCTGAAGAATTGGAGAAAGCCCTGTCAGTTGCAGCAATCCCTGCTGTACAACAAAACCTTGTTCCTTCTGCAGATCCCAACTTCATTCCCTTCGGTAACTTTAATCGTGTCAAAAAGATTCTTAAGAGCTCTGTATTTTACCCACTCTTTATTACTGGACTTAGCGGAAACGGTAAGACTGTCTCGGTTGAGCAAGCGTGTGCGCAACTGGGTCGAGAACTAATTCGTGTCAATATCACTATCGAAACGGACGAGGATGATCTCATCGGTGGTTTCAGGTTGGTCGATGGTAATACTGTTTGGCATAATGGTCCTGTCATTGAGGCTCTTGAGCGAGGTGCTGTTCTTCTCCTTGACGAGATCGACCTCGCTTCTAACAAAATTCTGTGCCTTCAGAGCATTCTTGAAGGCAAGGGGGTGTTCCTCAAGAAAGTGGGACGCTGGGTCACTCCTGCTGAGGGGTTCACGGTGGTTGCTACTGCCAACACGAAGGGCAAGGGTTCTGATGACGGACGTTTTGTCGGGACCAACGTACTCAACGAAGCCTTCCTTGAGCGTTTCCCGCTGACCTTCGAGCAGGAGTATCCCACCACTGCTGTTGAGGTTCGTATCCTGAACAAGATCTGCAAAGATCAAGATTTTACTCAGCGTCTTGCTGACTGGTCTGACATCATCCGCCGTACCTTCTATGCTGGTGGTATTGACGAGGTGATCAGCACCCGTCGTCTGGTCCACATTGTCCAAGCATACAATATCTTCAACGATCGTCTTGAGGCAATCCAGTTGTGTCTCAACCGTTTCGACGACGAGACCAAGCAGGCATTCCTGGATCTGTATTCCAAGGTCGATGACAAAGTTGATGTTGCTGAGGAAGGTGAAGAGTGATACAATGGAAATTCCCGAATCCTTTATCCACAAAGCACCTAATGGGTATGAATACGAGGCAGTTCGCAAGAAGGCTAATGTCATATCAATTTGGACTGTATATCGCAGTGGGTTTACTTACAATGGTAACAATCCCTCTCGTTGTATCTGGGGTTTCTACGACACCAAGCGAGACATCTACTACAGTCCCATCAACCACAAGCGAATTGGTAACCCCATAGACATCAAAGATACGACACCGTATACTGCGATGCCTAAACCTAAACCTAGGATTTCACTCTTAGACTTTGCATTATGAACAAGTACAATGAAGACAAAATTATTTCTGAGCTCCGTGATTACATCAGCTCAACTTACAACCAGCATTATTCGGCTGGTGACGACAAGATCCAAACCCTGGATCTGATCGAAGCTTGCGGTGACGGCGAAGCATTCTGTAGATCAAACATTCTTAAGTATGCTTCCCGTTACGATAAGAAAGGTACCGCAAGGCGTGACTTAATGAAGATCCTGCACTATGCTGTTCTTCTAATGCACTTCAACGACAAAAACGCCACCCCTCGCGAAGAGTATCCTCAATGACCAAAGTTCTTATTACACCATTGACCCACGCGGTCCTGAAGAACTACAACTCCATCAACAACAGCCTGGTTGTAAAGAAGGGCAATGTTGTTAAGACCATCAGCAATGCAGAGAACATCATTGGATCTGCAGAACTTGACGTCGTGTTCCCTCAGGACTTCGCTATCTATGATCTCGGTAAATTTCTGAACGCTATTGAATTGTTCAGGGACCGTGATCACGAAGCAGTCTTGGTGTTTGACAATCCCAATTACGTTACGATTACTTCTGAACCATCCCGAGGTCGTCGTATCAAATACTTCTTTAGTGATCCTGCTATCACTATGCGTGTGAATCCTGATCGAGAGATCAAGTTTCCTGAGCACAACATTAACTTCACCATCGATGAAGATTCACTTGAATCACTTCGTAAGGCATCCCGTATCTTTACTCTGCCTGACGTTACTGTTAATGCTAGCCAAGATGCTATCTCTCTTCAGGCGAGAGACAGGGATGATGAAACCACAAACGTCTGCGACCAAGTTGTACGTGGTTCCAGCGATGGAGAATACCAGCTGGATTTTAAGATGGACAACCTCCTCGTGATGGGTGAGTACAAAGAGTACAACCAAGATGGTGAACTCGTCATCACCTCTGGTGACTATGATGTGGAAGTATCATCTCGTATGATTTCTAAGTGGACGCATAACAGCATCCCTCTTCAGTATTTTATTGCGCTTGAACCTTGAACAAAAAATTCCTTTGGGTAGAAGAGTACCGTCCTCGCAAAGTTGAGGACTGTATCCTACCTCCTAGTCTCAAAAAATCGTTTCAAGAGTTTGTAGATGCAGGTGAGTTCCCTAGTCTCCTCCTTTCGGGCACTGCTGGTGTGGGTAAAACATCAATCGCCAGGGCTCTTTGTGATGAGTTGGGTGTTAGCACTATTGTTATTAACGGTTCTGACGAAGGACGATACCTCGATACCGTCAGAACACGAGTCAAAAACTTTGCTAGTTCAGTCTCTCTGAGCGGTTCTAAGCATAAGTGTGTCATCCTCGATGAGGCTGACAATATGACTCCTGATGTGCAGTCATCACTTCGTGCTGCCATTGAGGAATACCAGAACAACTGTCGCTTTATCTTTACTTGTAACTACAAGAATAAGATCATCTCTCCTCTGCAGTCTCGCTGCTCTAACTTTGACTTTACTCTGAAGAAGAGTGATGCTCTGGAACTTCAGGGTCAGTTCTTCCTGCGGGTTAAGAAGATCCTGAAGGAGAA